TTTAGATTCACCTTCAGGTCGACCACAAGGAGGATGTCCACCACCTTCTTTTTTTCTACAAATATTAACCCATGGACCAGAAGGTTGTTTACTACCCTTAGGTTTTTTTTTGGTACCAAACCAAACTGCCAAATCCTCTTTTAAAATATCTTCTTTAAAAATTTTTTTCCTCATATTTTCAACTTTCTTAACATTTGATTTAGTTTCTTTTTCATCTTTGGCAATTTGTTGTTTTGTTTTCTTTATCTCACCATCATACGAATCAAAGGCGGTTCCATTATTGATATAACCCGAAACTTTCTCCGTATAAGGTATTAGTTGTTCATTCTTCCAAACCCGTGGTGTAATATTTAATTTACCCTTAAACACACCATCACTTGATGATGTGGTGCTCTCGTTGATTTTTTTTTCCATAACCCTATATTTTAATAAATATTTACATTTTTATGCAAGACTTAAATTCTTTACCTTTATTTGATAGAATTCAAATTCAAAATTCAGAAGATTTTGATAATTTAATTGACACTCTGACAAAAGAACAGGGAGATTATATTATTAAAATTGCTTTAGAAAAGGCGTTTAATTCGGGTATCTATAGTTTAACTGAAAGTGAAATACTTTCAAAATCTCTCAGATTGAAAAATAAAAATACTGAAACAATTTCGGAAAATGACACTGAATGAGATAAGTAAAAGGATTGTTCAGGGGGAACATTTTCTGACCGAAGTTGTGAGAAAAGGACATAAGCAATATTATGGTGACGAATACGAACATATTAGAACTGAAGTTGGTATATTAAGATGTTTGTATTTTGGAAATGATTCCAAGTTTTGTAATCCAAGGTATAGAAAATAAAAAAAGGGGACCGAAGTCCCCTTTCTTTTTTGAAATTCGAGATATTATCTCAATTCTCTCAAGTCGAATGTTCTAACACCATCAACTGTGATACGACCGTAGAAACGGTTGTTTACAACCTTCTTAGCGTATCTGGTCATGATACCCTTGATAGGTGTAAAGTTGAATGGGTTGTACATTGTTGGAGTGAGTTGTAAAGGTACATAAGGAGCGTAGATGTATCCAGTATCCAATAATGAAGTACCTTTGTGTCCTAACAGCACCTGGTTTGCAGGGAAGTAAGGGTCACGGTAAACCTGGTATCTACCAGCTAATGTTCCAACTCTCTCAATACCCATGTTATATTGGTCTTGCTCAGGAGCTGCGTTTGATACGTGGAAGTACTCCAAGTCATCAAAGATTGCAGAAACCTCAGAAGATACAACAATCCAGTTTGCGCCTCCTCTAAGAGTAGACTTGTGGATTTGTGCTGAAATTTGGTTGATTGCAGTGATAAGAGTTTGGTTCCAGTCCTTTTGAGTGTAAGGAGTTGTACCAGCGTTAAATCTCTTCCATCCGTTGTAGTCCCAACGAAGGTTCCAAGATGCCGCTTTTCTCAAGTCTCTTAAGATTTCGCGGTCAATTTCAGCTGCCACTTGCTCAGACAATAAAGCTGTCAATTCAGCTTCAGCGTCGATGTTGTGGAATGCTGCAACGTCTTGTGCCATTTCTGGAGACCATTGAGCTCTAAGTTTTCTTTCAGTAACCGATACAGTCACAGACTGAAGGTCAAATGAAACCTCACCAATTTTATCTTCAAATTCAAGGTTCTTGTAAATTCTGTAAGTTGCCAAGAATGCGTTGTTACTTGCAGTAGAAGAAGAGAATGTTGAACCAGTGTATCCATCAAGTGAAGAATCTCCACAAGAAATACATACAGGAACCTGTAAATCAACTTCAAGATAAATGAAACCATTTTGGTCACAAATATCATAATAACCACCGCCACCGGTTTCACTATTTGGGAAAACTAGATTTTGATTTTCTCCGTATTGTACAATACCCTTTCCGTATCTTTGGGTTACAACTCTAAACAAGTAATTGTTATTTGCGTTAGCAGCTGTTGTTGTGTTTCCAGCAACACCACGAATTTGAAGGTCTGTTAAGAATTCTTCAGTATCCATTGGTTGACCGTTTGGACCGATTAATTGACCAGCTCCAGCAGAAGCAAATCCTGATAAAATCAATAAAACTTTTCTGTAGTTAGATTCAGAGTATGCAGAAACAACTAATTGGTCAGCAAGCCAAGCAACTGTTCTTGTTCCACCAGCAACTCCTGAAGTAACACCTGGAGTTAAAGCAGAAAATGAACCTTTAGAGTAGTCGTAAAGACCTGGAGGGTCTAAAGCGGGTTCGTTACCTTCGTAGAATCTATCGTAAAGGTCTTTTTGTGTGTTATAGTCGTAACCACTGTTTGGTGTTTGGTCAGCAGCTGCGTTAGGTGCTCCAAAAGGTGCAAAGTGCTCGTTACCGTTTGTTCCAGTGTAAGACTGAATGTTTGGTACAAAGTAGAATAACTTACCGATAGGAAGATTCATAGCTTGTACTGAAACGATGTCGTTAGCCAAAAGTTTAGAGAATACTCTCCTTACAATTGGGAATACAACAGTTTCGAATGAACCGGTATCAGCAGTTGAAGCTGCTTCGTTAATCAAATATGACGCTTGGTTTTCATACAACTGCGCGATATTTTCTTTTAGGTGTCCGTTAAGCCCGTCAAGGAAACCTAACTTGTCCCATTTGTTAATTGTGTCTTCTTTGATAACTTTAAGGTGCTTAAGACCGATGTTACCAACAAGACCACTTTCTAATAATGCTCCCATTTTAATTTTTGTTTTTAGGAATTTATATTTTTTAGAGTTTATTCATTAAATCTTTAATTCTTAAGAATTGTGGATTTTCATATGTTTTAGACTCAATCAAGGTTGTAGATGAACCAGAAGTTTTTGCTGAGTTCAACTGTCTTTCAACACTTTCAGAAATATTTTTCGTTTCAGTGTTAGAAAGTTCATCCTTGACAGTTTTGTAGAGTTGTTTTGATTCTTTAAGTGATTCTACAGAATCAAATCTTCTCAAGATATTTATTTTTTCTTTTTTGGTAGTGGAATGCTCAGTAAACAATCTTGTAGCATATGCCAAGTTCGAGTTAAAAACAGCAACTTCGTTGAGTTTTTCTCTAAAGACATTAAGAGCTTTTCTGTACTCTTCATTCTTTTCCCTTAACAAATTTAATTCTACTTCAACAGCTTCTACTTTTACACCATTATCACCATAAACATAATTTCTGTTATTTGTGATACCTTTTCTTAACCCTCTACCTTCTTTTGACCCCATACCATAAGTTCTAGCAGCCTCTTTTGTTTCCTCCTTGGTTTCATAGTCTTTCTTACCAGGATTAGTTTCAGATTTGTCACCTTTGTTACCACCGAACTTTCCTTCGTAGTCTTTGTAGTGTCCATCTTTACCCTCACCAGCTTTCTTTTCAACATCGTCTACTTTCTTACGTCTGTATTCGCGTTTCTTAGAATCTTCTCCTATTTCACCCTCTTTGAATTCAAATTTTGCTTTACCAGTACCCATAGCTTTAGGTCCAGCCTTTTTGTGGTCATCAAATCCTTTTTTTGGTAAAGTACTGTCATACTTAAATTTAGGATGACCCATACCTACGCCTTTTGGTTTTACAGTCATTTTAGCTTCTTCAAGGTTATATTCCTCGTGTGAGTACTCTTCCATCTCTTCCTCTTCCATAGATTCTTCATCCATATCTTCAGAAAGGTCTAATTCTTCCTCATCCATTTCTATCTCATACATGATTTCGTCCTCTTCCATAGTTTCAGACGATGAATAAAGAGCATCCAAAACAGCGTCCAAGTCAGGGTCTTCTTCAACATCAAGTTCGTCGAATTCCATTTCTTGTTTTTCTATATCCATCTCTTCCATCATATCCTCTTCGTCATCCATTTCAGACTCGTCAAGTTTTACAATGTATTCAACATCTTCATTATCGTCAGTAATGTGAACCATACCTTCGTCTTTTACAACTACGATTCCATCTTCAGGTCCCATAGCTTTAAAAGCCTTAATAACTTCATCATCAGACATATCTGTCATATCGATAGTTTCTTCATCCGAATCAAAATCCATATTGAATTCATTATCAGAATCTAGCATATTATCAACATCGCTATCCATATCAAAATCCATGTCTAGCTCAGTATCAACTTCAACCTCATCTTCTTGTTCGGAAAGAGATTCCTTTACTAACTGACTGATTTCTTCCTTCATTGTAGAAGCAAGTATTCCTTTTGCGTTTTCGGCAATGACTTCTTCAACATTTCTCATTTGAATAAGTGCCTCTTCAACTAAATTTTTAGTTTCTTGCATAAAAATTGTTTTTAATTTACCTTATAAATAGTTCTGTAAATAAAAAAATCCGTTTATAAACCCCCTTCTTTACGAAAAAGATTTAAAACGGACAAAATAAAGGTGGAAAACCACCTTTTAAGTTATTCGATTACTTCATCAATTTTGCTTTCTACAACTGAAATGATACGCCATTCGTGTTGGAACCCCGTATATTTCTTTGTTACTTTAGCTTCGACATCGGTAACTGAGAAACCATTAACAAGTTTCTCCTCTCGGATTTTTTTAATTCGTCCTGAATTTTCATCAGGTAAATCATAAACCACTTTAGCTACAAAAAATTTCTCATCCATAATTATTAATTCATTTTAGTTAACGATTTAAATAATCGGTTAATTTTTTCATTAAATCAACTGACTTGTTCATTCCTGAGTCAGAAATTTTTTGGTTTTTTTCTTCATCGAGGTTTTCCTCGTACATTGACCTCTCTTCGGGAGTGTTAAATAGGTAAGCACCAGGGGTTGACGGTGAAGAGACCAAGTCAAAGCAGATTAACTCAAAATCGTCTTGTACTTCATTTTGTTCTCCTTTTTTTGCCAATGACCCTACACCACGAGATGAAACACCCATTGTCACACCCTG